AAGAAATGTAGGAGGAAATCAATTAAAAGTAATTGATTCTGAACAAATACAATCTTTAGGACAACTACAAACAAATTCCCTTTACGATAGATTTAATAAGTTATATAGTACAACGGGTGGCTTGAACTACAACATGATGCAGCAAGTCAATTTTCCATCAACTAGAATTCAGTTATATACTGATTATGAAGCTATGGATACTGATTCTATTGTTGCTTCAACATTAGATATTGTTTCTGATGAATCTACTCTTAGAAATGATTTTAATGAAGTATTACAAATTCGTTCTGCTGATGAAACAATACAAAAAATATTATACAATTTATTCTATGATGTATTAAATATTGAATTTAATTTATGGTCATGGACTAGAAATATGTTAAAATATGGAGATTTTTATTTAAAATTAGAAATCTCTGAAAAATTTGGTGTATATAATGTTATACCATTCTCTTCATATACTATAATTAGAGTAGAAGGTTCGGATCCTGCTAATCCATCAGATGTTAAATTTAAATATGATCCTAGTTATTCAGTTTCTGAAAACCCATTAGGATTCCAAGTTATATCTCCTGGTATGGGTGTTAATACGGGTGATGAAGTTATATTTGATAATTATGAAATGGCTCATTTTAGATTATTATCGGATTTTAACTATTTACCTTATGGTAGATCATATCTAGAACCAGCTCGTAAAATATGGAAACAAATGACATTGATGGAAGATGCAATGTTAATTCATAGAATTGTTAGAGCACCAGAAAAAAGAACTTTCTTTGTAAATGTTGGTAACATACCACCTGCTGAAGTAGAAGGATATATGCAAAGAATGATCAACAAAATGAAAAAAACACCATATGTTGATCCGCAAACAGGTGAATATAATTTAAAATTCAATATGCAGAATATTCTAGAAGATTTCTACATCCCAGTTAGAGGTGGAGATGCAACTACTAGAATAGAAACAACAAAAGGTTTAGATTATGCCGCAATTGAAGATGTAACATATTTAAGAGATAAATTATTTGCTGCTTTAAAAGTACCAAAAGCTTATTTAGGATATGAGGGAGATTTAGAAGGTAAAGCTACATTAGCAGCCGAGGATATAAGATTTGCTCGTACTGTTGAACGTATACAAAAAATATTAGTATCTGAATTAACTAAAATTGCATTAGTGCATTTATATGCTCAAGGTTATGATGGTGCTTCATTAACTAATTTTGAATTATCATTAACTACACCATCTATTATATATGACCAAGAAAGAATTGCACTTATGAAAGAAAAAGTGGAATTAGCAGCGTCTATGTTAGAGCAAAAATTAATGCCTACTGATTGGATTTATGATAATATATTTCACTTTAGTGAAGATCAATATCAGGAATATAGAGATTTAATTGTAGAAGACCAGAAACGTAGATTTAGAGAAAACCAAATAGAATCAGAAGGAAATGATCCTGCTGAATCTGGTGAAGCATATGGTACACCACATTCATTAGCTTCATTATATGGAGCTGGAAGATACCCAGGAAGTAAAGGTGTTCCATCAGGTTATGCTATTGGTGATAAAAATTATCCTGAAACTGTATTAGATCAAGGAAGACCATCTGAAAGTCCATCTGATTATAATAAGCAAGATAGTAATCTTGGTAAAGATGTTACAGGTTCAGATAGAATGACATCATCTAATCAAGCTGAGGATAGACCGGGGTTAAATGAAACTAAGAAAAAAAATAAAAAAGATGATAATCTTTCTACACGAGCTATATATGCCCAAAATGAAAACAGTTTAAAGAAAATGTTCCCGAAATCTCAAGTAAATTTATTCGAAAAGGAAAATTTATTGGATGAAGAACAAATACGTGAAGAAATAAAATAATTTCAATATTTATAGACAGTAGCGCACTACTTATGAAAATGAAACACAACAAGTATAAAAACACTGGTGTTCTTTTTGAATTATTGGTTCGAAAGATTACATCGGATACTATGTCCAATAGTAATTCAAAGGCAGCGAGTTTAGTAAAAAAATATTTTACTAAAAGTGAGTTAGCCAATGAAAACAAATTATACCAAACCCTAAATAGATCAATTTCTTTATCAGAAGGTAAAGCTGAATCAATACTATCTACAGTACTTGATTTATCTAGAAAATTAGATAGAGATAAACTTTCAAAGGAAAAATATAATTTAATAAAAGAAATTAAAAATAATTTTGATATTAATGATTTTTTCGGAGCTAAAATTAAAAATTATAAACTTTTAGCTTCAACTTACATATTATTTGAATCTTATAATAATAAAAAGTTTGGAAATCCTGAATCTATTATCACATCCAAAATTACTATTTTAGAACATATCACTTCTAATCCAGATTCTAAAATATCCTTATCTCCATTAGTTGAAGAATTAACTACAATGGATAAAGGTACACGTTCTTTGGCATATAAAATAATGCTAGAAAAATATAATACAAAGTTTGATAATTTAACTAAAGAACAAAAAGAAGTATTAAAAGAATATATTAATAGTGCAACCGATGCACCTAAATTAAAAAAATTCTTAAATAATAAATTTAACATTATTTCTAAAGTATTAAAGGAAAATGTTGGTAAAATAAAAGACCCTGCTCTTAAAATAAAAATACAAGAAGTTATAAACCTAATCAATCCTATTTTGACAACCAAAAATTTGAAAGATGATCATTTAGTTGCTTTATTGCAATATCTTGAACTTTCAAAGGAAATTGAAATAGTATGAAAAAATTAAAAATTAAGGGAATAAAAAAAGAAATGAGCACCACAGGTACTGGTGCTTCTTTTGCACCAGGTATAGGTGCACAATACGCTACTGCAAAAGCATTTAAAAAGAAAAAAACAGAAGAAGGTCCAAATTGGTCTAAATTAAGACAAGGTCAATTAGGTATAGCTAAAACATCACCTGTTTCAAAACAAGTAGATGTTTCCGAACCTTTTACTACACTTAGTCCTTCTATTCCAAATAGAAAATCTAAAGCAATAGATTACGTTAAATTATTTGAGAAATCAATTGACCAATATCTTGCTGGTATTAATAGTCAAGCAGATAAAAAATATAAAAAATGGAATCCTGTAACGGATTTTACAGATAGTCAAGCTAATGCTGGTGATAATACAGGATATGATATGGATACCCAAGATGCTGCTTCTGTATCAGAATTAGCAAAATTTTCAGATAAAAGTAATAAACTTAAAATAGGTGATACTGATGTTGAAAAAGGAGTAAAATATACTGTAACAGATATAGATAAAACAACCGGAGCAATTCAATGGAAAATTGATTATGTACCTGCTTACGATACCGTGTATAAAGAATTTGAAGAATTAAGAAGTACTTTAAATACATTAGCTGTAAAAACAGATGATACTACTATTGATAATTTAAGTGATGAAATAAGAAATGTATTTAATAGATATAGAACTCATATTAGAAAAAATTATCCTGATGCTTATAAAAAGTTTAGAACAAACGAAAATATAAACGAACAAGCTGATTACAAATACCTTACTCAAGTTATTTTAGATGCAAATCCAAAAATGAATGTTTATTATAGTTCTTCAAGGAATGTAGTAAACATAGGTGGTGTTGGATATGATAAAGGAGACTTAGTTAAAAACTTTAACCAACCACAAGGTTCGTCTGGTAAAATTAAAAACAACTTTTACTACGCAAATGAAAATCCTATAGATACTAAACAAGAAGTTGAGAGGTTATCTAATGGGAAAATCAAAGTAGATATCCAAAAAGGATATGGTGATAAACCAATGGTTGTTTATAGTGTAGCAAAATCATTAAACGAAAGATTAGGTGTTTCTAAAGATAAATTAAGTAACATATTAAAATTTGTTGGTGCTATTAATTTCGCACAAATGGTTATAAGTCTTAGAGATGAAAATGTTCAGGACGAAATCGTATCCGCTTTTGAAGATCAATATCCTGCCGTAATAGATAAAAGAGATGATTTACAAGAAGTAAGATATTCTAGATTTAAAAAAGAAGCTAAACTTCGTACTCCTACTGAACAAATACATAGAGCAGTTAGAGAAATTAGACAGAGAATGAATGAAATGTTAAAAATTGTTGGTCATACTGAAAGAATGAAAAATGAATTAAAACAAAGTAATGAAGGTATGTCATATTTAAAACGTACTAAAAATGCTCTTGGTAGCATTTCAGAAAAATTACAAGAATTAACTAACCGCATTAAAGGGCTAACAGAATAAATAATAATCCTTTCAGCTTTTAAAGAAAGTAAATATTTATATACATGGAAATAAAAGATCTTTACAAAAAAATCCTAGATACATCAAATTATCAACAAAATGCTGATAAAAAGATTGAAGAATCTTATAAAGATGGGGTACAAATTATAGCTAAAACCATAGATATGGTTAATCCTTATGAATATTCGAGAGGATTAGATTATGAAATGAATATGGCTAATAACGCTGTTGGTGATTGGATGGAAGAAGATCTAACCACTGAAACTATTAAAAAAGCATCTAAAAAAGTATTAAAAAATCTTACAAAAGATGCTCAATATTATCAAAAGAAAGTAGCTTACCAAATGGAAGGCGATAGTATGTATGATATTGAAGTTAATAAAAAATCTATTGAAGCTTTAAAGAAAACTAATGGCAAGATTATGAAGGAAGGTAAAACA